GCTATAATTTCACCGTTACCATATGTGCCGCCAAGGCTTTTAGTTAGCGCGCCAGCCGTACCCCCATCAACTGATAGTGTGACACTGCCAGTAGAGGTAGACGCAGCTTCAAACCACACCCGCATCTTCTCAAAATAGACTGCAGAAGCTCTTTCTGTCGTAACTGCGATTGCGTTCGCAGTCCCGCCAACGGATTGGGCCGACCACTGTACAGATGAGATTAGAGCCCCAGATGGGTAGCTAGTAATCAATGTTGACGTAGACGCATCAACGCGCTGATATTTATACGCCGCAATTACACCAGACCCGACAACGAGATAGTGCTCACCATCAGCAACAGCAGCGCGTCCCGCCGCTATGCTTGCATATGCTTCCGAATTAAATATTGCTGCTTCAGCGGAAGCCCTAGCACCAGCAGCCAAATCCTGCATCTCAGCCAAAGTCTCAGTCACATCCACAACCAAAATATCTCGCATCAGTGGCGCGACATAACCGCCTTTCGTGATCTGAATATCCACCCGTTCTGCCGAGGTGTATAAGAAAACCTGAGCACTGGCATCTGCGTATGCTGGATTCCCTAGCGGTGTTTCTGAGCTGTCAGAAAACAGCGTGGCGCGGGTTTGAGTACCGGCCAAATACACGTCTATGGTTGCGCCAGGCAGCAGCGCGCCGTCCTCATGCCTTGCGGCAAAGAATTGAATTGGTTGCATTTGGGGTTTCCCGATTAGGTGGTAAAGGTTATCGCTGTTGCGAATGTCAGTTCAATGCGATCGCTACTCCATGTGTCGTAAGCAGCGGCACGCAGGTAGTAGGTTTCGGCCAGATCCAGGCCGGTGATTTCGCCGCTTGGGCTGTCGCCCTGGTAGCCCACAATGCCCTCGCTGGCGGGGTCAAACGAAGGATTGGTGGAGTACACAAACACGTAGCCGGCAAGGTCTGTTGCGCTGCTTGCGTCGCAACTTACTGATGCGGTTGTTGTGACTACCATCGCGGCTGTTCCGGTAACGGCAGCTGGTGCGGTGTTGGTCACGGTTATTGTTGTTGGCGCGGCGTTGCCGGCGGCGTTGCGTTCTACAATTTCAACTTTGTAGCTTCGTTTTACTGCACCATCAGCGACGGCATCATCCCGTAGGTAGCTATATGCCGTGCTGGTGGTGATGACTTCTCGCAGTAGCGCATCAGTATCGGCTCTACGAATGCGTACTAATCGGTCTTCAGCGCGGGCACCCGCCGCCCAGCTAACGGTAAAATAAATGCCTTCAAACGCGCCGACTAGTGCTAAGTTTTGAGCTTGGCTAGGGGCTACCTTTTCCGGTGACAACAACACGCTGTAGGCCGTTACATCTGCCAGATCTTGCAGGGCGCGCCCGTACACGTTAAACGAGCGGAACTTCAGCCAGACCGTGTCGCCAATTTGATCTTCTGCGTAGTTTTGTTTCCACACCGCATCATCCAAACGCACAAACGGTGTTTCGGCGGCATGGGCACTATTTGCGGTGCTTAATCTGCCTCTGCGCAAATACTCAAGGTCGTATTCACCCAAGCCTGTGATGGTCGAATCGCGGTAGCTAAGCAGCTCGCCGCCTACCCAGCATAGCGTTGAGCCAGCATCTGCCTCGGCAGTGGTCGCGGCGGTGAGTTCTGCAAAGGTGGTTAACTGAACTGATAGGGTATTGGCTTCGTCCGGATCCGCGCCGGCTAGCAATTCTTCTGTGAGCTCACCGTATCGCGCTGGTCCATATATCGCGCTCAACAAGCGATAACTGTCACCGTCGGTACTGCCCCATACTTCGCAGCCACCCCACGCATTGGTTTGGCCCGCGACTGCAACCCAAACTTGATGCTCACCCATTAATAGTAGGCTTTCAGGCGGATTGAAAATAACGGGGGCAGTAACATCACCAGGGTCAGCATTTTGGTTGCTTTCGAAACCGCTAGCGCTTTGCACCGGGTAACGCTGTGCACTGCCCACACCGAGCAAGGCATCTTCAGCGACAACGGTTAATTTGCCGTTGTCGTCTTCTTCAACAGATATGAGCCGTACTAGGTGATCTTCCAAGCCCAAGCCCGGTTCTGTAATACTGACTAAGTCCATAGCTTCAAGCAGCACATGCTGCCAGCCCAGTGCAAACTCATATTCATTGCGCACATAAAGTTTGCGCTGTACCAACAACTGGGAAATATGCGCTGCTATTTCCGCATCACAAATTTCATAGGCTTTGATGGTGTCCATTGGCCGCAGACCGAATTGCTCGATGGCGGCTTGGTCGGCCGCTTTGGCAACGTCGGTATTGTATTCGTGATTGCGGTCTAAAAATTCAAGTGAGACTTCGTTATAGCTATCTGCACTGCTGCGGATTTTAACCGTGACCGGCGGCTCACCTTCCGCTGGCAAAAAGTCATCTAAACCCAACGTCGCAACAGGTGTATTGTCTGGCGTCCATGTGGTGCTGTTGCCGGTGACTTCTTCATCACCGTAAGGGATGATTTTTAATTTACCACCAGACCAGACCATTTCACTGTTGGTCAGCGTCATCCACCGCGACAGCACATCACTTGCGGTGGTTTGCTCATCTAATACAGGGCTAAGCAATAAGCCTTCTGCTAGGCAGTAATCTTGGTAGTCACTTAAATCTGCAATCCACAAAGGATCAAAACCAACACCGCTCATAGGGTCAATTAACAGCGCGGGAATAAATACGCCGGGGTTTGCATCTGGCAAGCCGCTTACTTGGTATGGTCCATCCACTTCAAACGTATGGTTTGGCACACCAGCATTGTCGTTTAGCAAATAATCACTGGCGTAGACATAGGCTGTATCTGAATACGCTAATGCTTCTAAGGGATGATTGGTTTCTAAATAGCCCCACACATCTTGATCACGCTCACCGGACACAAAGTTCAAGCCCACTTGCGACAGCGCGGTGACCGGAAAGCCGGGTATTATCTCAGTGGTTTCAAACACTTCTTTTTCACGAAAAACACGGCGTACATCAACCAATTCACCTACACCCAAACCTAAAATAATAGAGGCGTAATATGTGTAGGTAGTGTCTTTTTGCGTTACCCCGCCACCACCTTTACCACCAGACTTCTTTTTGGTGGTGTGCGCTACCGCTTCAAAATCGGTGTAATAAATAAGATTGGGGCTAATGCGACCACGGCCGGCAATCCATACAATGGGGCTACCACTTGCACTACGCTGCACTTGCAGCGCGTTTATGCGCGGCGCGCTACTCGATATTGTTCCGCTACCACCCCCCATTTTCTACCCCATAGCTATTAAATGTGTAATACAAAACCGGCCTACTGCTTAGCCGCTCTTCTCGCATATCTGCCCACTCAACACCAATACCGCGATAAGAATGAATCACTCTGCGGTCATCCATTACCACAGCGCCATGGCTGTACGTGCGACCAAATTTCCATATCGCCACATCGCCAGGTTGTGGCTGGTCGACTGGGTGCCCGTAGGTATCCATCCAACCCAAATACAATTCTTGACCACGGTGTAAATGCCAGTCTTGGGGGTAGTCACCGGGATCAATTGCGGGCAGCAAACCGCATTGGTTATAGACTTTGATTAACAACCAAGCGCAGTCAACGCCGAGACCAAGAACCCGCTGGCGGTGCATATATGGTGTGCGTAACCATGTTTGTACTTCCGCTAGTACCGCGGCGCGCTGCTGTTGCTCTAAAGGGCTCATAGTGCAGCCTCTGCAACAGGGATAAATGGGAAGCCACGAAAGCGAGAACGGTTATTAAACTTGTTGGTGCAGGCGCCTAATGTTCGAGGGCAACCGGGGTAAATTAAAAACGTATCACCCGCCGACGGCGCCGTAGGTAGCGCAAGAATTAAACTGACTTCCCCGTCATCTACTTGGTGTCGCACCGTGCGCGCAATACCTTCATTAGCACCAGTGGTAAACCGAATAACGCCTTGGTCGAAATAGCCTGTGTCGTCGCTAACATCTGTGAGAATGACTAAACCGGTATTAGCGCCTGCCTGCACCGTTCCCGCTGTTTCAAACAAACTGCGATCAACACCGCAATCATCGCTATAGACCGTGCGCAAACAGGCTGGTCGATAAACACCGCGCGGCACTTTGGTGTCTAATAATTCCAACGGAGACTTAACAGTAAGCACTGCACCTTGGCGGTCAGCTGGATCTACATCTGCAACGCGGCCAATAAAGCGTGGCACAGTTCCCACAACTGGCTGGCCCCAATCGGCCATAAATGCACGCTGGAGCTCTACTGTTGCACCGTCGAAACCCCGACCAATAATGAATGGCAATAACGGCTCACCCAGCAATGTGTCTTGCAGGCCAGCACGCAAGGTAATACTGAGTGTGTCTACTTCTATACCGCGCACCGAGCGAATTCCTGTGCGGGTAATTAAAGGCCCAGATGCCGAATAATTATTGCCCTCATAAAAAATAGTGGTGTCTACATCGGTGTAGCGCAACACCTGACCGCCACCCAAACTGAAGGTGTATAAATCGGCCATCACAAAGCTACGAGCTGACGCCAGAAAGGCTTTAAGCTCTGGGCTTGCATCAATCATCAATTAGCTCGCTAGGGTTTAATGCTGGTGAACGACAGGGATTTAATTTCCCATATTTTTGAGAACGGCTGACCTAAGCCAAGGCTGTCATTGTCGAATCTGCACAGAAAATAAAACGCACCAGACCAGTTCAGCACTGCATCTAATGCAGGCGCGGTGCTAAATGTTACTTGCCCCAATTCACCAATGGTGTAATCGAAATTAGGCACACCATCGACAAGAACAGCATCGACACCCGCAACCGCATAAACCGGCTCAGTCCAACCCATAAAGCCTCGGCACAACTGAAAGGTGACCGTTGAGCCGTCGCCAATACCAAAGTCTTGTTCGGTCACTAAATGATCATAGCGGTCAAAGTAACGAAACTCACCAAAGGCACCACGCCGGCGGTTATAAAAAGATAACATTTCTGACCATTCATCAAGACCCGGACGCTTACGAACAGCGTTATAGCCAAGCTGAAAATGCCACAACGGCGCCGATCTATAAGACGTTGTTCTGGTGCGACCGCTGGCCGCCATTTGCGTACCAGTGGCCCATTCTGGCTCTTTCTTTTTTAGTAGAGTTTGACCAGGCATATAGGGCAGCACGTCATCTTCTACAGCCCCAACATCCGGCAAGCTCGCGATCCAACGTGCCGGCCAAAAAGGACCTATCATGCTATTGATACCCCATTATTACGGCGCAAGCGTTGCAACTCTTTGGCGATAACCCCGACGTTCCTGCGGATTTCAGAGGGTGATAAACGGCCACTGTTGTCGTGGTAATTGATGGTGTCGCCACCGCCACCCAAGCCGCCTTCACCACTCGCTGCATTACGAATCACATTAGCGTACTGTTTAGGTAATACCATTTCTTGTTCATGCAACTGAGTTAGCGGGTTAGTTCCTGCGGGTATGTCGTAGCCGCCCTCTGCTGAGGAGACATTTTTAATTAAACCAAAAACGAAAGCCCCTGCTGCCGCTGCCGCGACAACACCCAATACAGGGCCTATAATTGGAATTGCCGCCATTGCCGCAAAAGCGCCAGCCATAGCTTGATAACCACTTACCAAAATATTAGCTATTGCCGCGCCAGCCCATATCAACACCGATTTGGCGGCGCCTGCCTCTTCAGCCGTGCCACGCACAGCGACACCTGTGACAGTTGCAGTGGTTTTTGCGGCCTCACCAAACAACCACGCCATAAGCGGCTTAGTTACCATGTTATCGATGAAGGCAAGGCCAATACTGCTGAATATTCCTCTCAGTAAACCTTGTGTGCTCATGGTGCCGGTAATAATTCCGTTAAGGCCATTGGTCCATGTTTGCTGCAAACTGCCCATCATTCCCGCCCAGTTACTGCGAGACTCCATAGATTGCCGCTGACTAATAAGCTGGATGTTATTGCTATGCTGGCGCTGTAGTTCAAGCATTTGCTGCTGCACTTGCTGCATTGCAACAGGGTTGCGATCGGGATCCTGCTCTAAGAGTAATCGACGCTGCTCTAAAGCATTACGCTCGATCTCATATTTGCGGTTTTCAAACTCTTGCTGCGCTGCTAACAATTGCTGCTGTGTCATCACGCCATCTTGCACAGCCAACTGAGCCATTTGCTCAGCATGGGCAATGTCTGCCAAACGCGCTTTTTGATTTGCAGCTAATTCCTGCTGACGCATGTTCTGAATTTGCTGTTGTTTTTCGCGTTCAATGGCCACCATTTCAGTTGCGGCACGCTGATATTCACGACTGTCTGTACCATAGAGCTGAGCGCTACGCTGCAATGTTTGCTGAGCAATTTGCAGCCTTGCGTCCATATTATTACGGTATTGTTGGGCTTGGGCTTGCAAGTCAGCAAAAGCAACACCTTCACTTTGGCGGCGCTCTGCCGTGAGTGCAGCCAGATACTTGCGCTGTACGCCGATGCGTTCACCAGACTTGATATCTTCGCGCTGAAGAACAGACTGCCAATATTCAGCTTCTTGTCCAAGCGAGAATTGATGATACGTACCCTGTTCTGACTGCTGTTGTTGATGGGCAAGTTTTTGTGCATCTAACACCGACTGCCATTCATTTACACGCGACGCGGAACCAGCACCACCGGTTTCTTCGCTCTCGCCAGTGGGTTTATTATTAATAGCGTCAATCAGTGTTTTACGCCGTTCTGTAGCCGCCGACAATTGAGCTTGTAGCTGCTCTAAGGCAGCTATTTCACGACCATACGCAGTCAGGTTTTTACTGCGCCCCGAGCCAGATGTAAGGCTAGTATCACCGCCTGTTGCCGCAGCATTAACTGCTGATTGTTGCTGGGCAATACGTTGCGTTAACTCGGCGATGCCTGTGCTGATTTGATCAGCATCTTCAGAGGTTAAACGAGCTGCTTGCAATTCAGCCTTCAGATCGTCTAGATCCTGCTCAAGAGCTTGCTTGCTTATGCCTCCACGACGCCGACCAGTCATGCCCTGTAGGCGAGCATCAAGCCGCGCAATATCACCTTCTATTTCCGGTATGGTGCGCTGCAATCCACCCATTGAACGGAATATGTCGTTAAACCAACGTGCAGTATCTGCCAGTGTATTATTTAAGCTTATGAAAGCAGGCTGGAGTACCGTACCGACAGTTGTTTTTAAATCAAAACTACTTTTTTCAAGATCAGACTGGCTTCCCATTAGCCCTTCAGCAGCCTTGGCCGCGTTGCCAGTTTGGGCGGCGGTTTCACGCATAATGCCCGACACTTCCGCCTGAACTCGTTCAGCTTGAGTTAGTTTATCGCGTGTTTTACCAATTTGACCGGCGTATTCCTCCCACATTTTAGAGACATTTTTGGTAACACCGGCATTATCAACAAGAATAGAATTCTCGTTTTTTAAACCTTGTGTTGCAGTAACAACCGCTTCAGACAAACCAAGGTTTGCCTGACGGTTAAACGCCGCAGCATCCTTCAAACGATTAATTGTGGCTACGGCTTGGTCTATGTTGTAACCACGACTCAACAAATTTTGTAGCGATCGGCCGGCGTCAGTTACCGTCATTAAACCGTCAGCAGTTAGCTTTTGCGCTTCTGCCATTGCACGCCCAATACCAATGCCGGCATTGTTGGCGATGGCCTCCAAACCACGGAAAGTCGCTTGAGACTCCATTGCAGCAGCTTTACTTTCTGTCGCAAAATTCTTAATGGCGATAACAGAAAACGCCGCCGCCATCGTGGCACCGATACCCATTAAGTCGCCTTTAATTCTGGCACCCACAGCGCCAAAGGCATCGTTAGCAGCCTGGCCAAGACGATTAATGCCGCGCTGAGTACCCGTCATGTCTGTATTAATGCCACGCAACTCACGATTAAACGTAGTGCGCGCGTCCTTCATTTTGCGCTCAATACTGTCTATTGCTTTATCAAAGCCTGCATTATTCGCAGAGACTTGATACTGAATGCGTTTTTCCATAAATCACCACACCGCATGGGTGTAAATAGGAGTTAATCGGCAGGAATAAAATTATCTAATGCCTTGCGCAAATGCGGCGGCAGGTCGTCGCCAAAATCGGCGGCAAGTTCTGCAATAGTCGCATTTAATTCGGGTGCGCCTTTGGTTTGGGTTTCTGGCTTATAGCCCATATAGCCGGCCACCAAAATATGAACCGGTGGATGTTTGGTCCAGTATTCCGTCATGCTGGCCACCATAGGGAAGTCCCATTCACGCCTCAACGTTAAGGGGCTATGCCCTGTGCTGGCCACCAGGTGTGCGTAAAGTTGGCCCCAGTCTATGGGGCCTGAACTTCCCCCGCTTCACCCGCCGCAACCGGCTCCATACCAGATGCGTTCATGATGGCCTGAACCACGTCTCGCATGTTGCTCAGGTCGATTAGGCTACCCACTTCTGCACGTTCCATGTCTGGGTAGTTACGACGAAGCGCAGCGTGGGTAGCATCGATGACCGTGCCAATGGCGGCCATATCAATAACGCCATTCATTACATGGTTGATTGGCTCTAGGAGCTGCTCTAAATCACCCAGCGACAACGGCGGAATAACCAGCACTTTGCCACCAGCGAAGGTGAAGCTAATGCCTGGTACGCTCACTACGCTCATTCGTTCGCGCTCCAGTAGGCGACCTCGCCAAATTCATCGGCATAGCCGGTAAATTCAAAGTCGGGAATGGTGTAGTCGTCTTGCTTGGTGGCAATACCCAGCTTGTTACTGACAAAGTTGGGCACTTTAACGTACATAGATTTGCCTTTGTACTTGAGGTAAAGCTCGCCTTGGAATACCGGCATATCACCCATTGGCAGGTTCTTAATAGACAGGCTAGTGCCGGTTGCCAATGTGTAGCGGTAGTCGATAAACACCGGCACATCTTCGTCTGCTGCTGCAAATGTGTAGGTTGCTGTGCCAAGGTCAAAGGTGTATTCACCCGTAGCTGGTGTGCTGTCCACGCGAGTAAGTGCAACACCGCCTGTGGTGCGCACACCCAAGTCACCGGTTAAGGTGCCGCTGTTCGGTGGGGTAACTACAATAGTGGGCGTTTCAGGTACTGGTGTTGCAGTGGTTTCGTGGTGAACCAATACTTGGCCGGCAGTAACCGTTTGCCCAAAGATCAATTTATTCCACTGCTCAACGCTGATCTGAGCGGACTTAGCCTTACCACTCAACTTGCCCATACCGCGAGCGGCGTCAACAGCAAATTGATCACCACCAAAAAGTTCTTTGGTGTCGAAAGTGATATCAATACCACATTCTTGCATTACACCAAGCAGAATGGGGGTTGGGTTTGCGATGGCATTACCCATTGCGTCCATTAATGGCGTTGCGTAAAACAAGCCGCTACCAAATGCGATTTGCATAGTGTTTACCTCAGTAATAAGTGGGGCCAATGGCCAAGTCAGATGAATTACACAGGTAGGCAAAGCGGTACCGCATCATGCAGTCGCCTGCAGTGTTGTCGCCCTCTTCTTCTACCCAGTCGGTATAAAACCGTTGCACTCGGTCGGCCATCGGAAATACATCTTGGGCCATGAGTGCGCGGTGAATGACAACCTTGACCTGATCGGCCAGCTTGTCCCACGGGGTGCTTCCGTCCGGTGATTCGCGAGTTAAGATCTCTACCGACATTTCAAATTGGCAGCGATCTACATCAAAACTTTCACGTTCTGCTGTTTCTAAATCTGGGCTAAGTACAATGGCAGGTGTTCCACCACGGGTAATGGCTTCTGTTCGACTGCGATACACACGATCTTCAGCCAATGACCCACAATTAAGCAGCAGCGTTAATGCCTGCTGCATAATCAGTTCTTGCATTGATTCCATGACTTAGCTCTGATTTACAATTTAGCTAATGACGCAACGCTAAATGCGCCATCGTCAATTTTGCGAAGGTCTCGCACGCGATAAGATTCGCCGGCTACCGTCACTATTTTTTGTTGCACAATGCCTAAGGCAGAAGCTTGGGCAGTCATGACTAAAATCTCGTAGTTGCTCGATTGGCTATTCAAACCACCCAATCCGTTGATTTCGTCTGGCATGTCGCGAATGGCCAGAAAAGGTTGCCCGTCTACCTCGCCACCTACGTTAAAGTCTTCGAGAAATCCTGCAAGATCCTCATCAATCATCGCTTTTTACATCTGGCGATTTTTTGGCTGGATGCTTCACCACTGCCTGTTTTTTAGGACGCAATCGAGCACGGTGTAAATCAGCCACATCCTCAGCTAACTGAATTTCTTTGCCAACTGGCGTTTTGCTACCGTCGGCATTCAAAAACGGCGCTCCAACAACGATGTACGTTTTATTTGTCATCACTGCCGTCCTCTTTCTCGTCGGCATCACCTTTGCCATCTAAATCAAGCTCAGAGTTTTCGCCGGCATCGTCGTCAGAACCGTCAGATCCATCATCAGAACCACCAGCCCCTTCATCACCTGCGTTCTGGCCAGATCCTTCATCGCCGCTGCTATCATCTTGGCCATCGTCGACAACTCTGCCGTTGACCATTGGTGACAGGCGTTGCGCTAAGGCTTTGTCTGTTTTACCGGGGATATCGATTACCTCGCCGACCTTGAACATAATCGGTTCAATAATTTCAAACTTGTTCTTTGCCAGGCTATGTAAACAATGCATGCGGGGTGAGGCCTGCGCTTTGGTAAGCACAATGACTCCTGCAAACAAAGTCACCGGCAGTTTTACTCGGTACTTGGCCATAATTCAGGCTCCATAAATAAAAAAAGAGGCCTAAAAAGACCTCTTTTCTTGGGGTTTAGTGGTTACAAAACGGGTGATTAAACCAGTTGGTTAAGCACCGCGTACTGCCAGCGACCAAAGCCCACATTGCGCCAAGTATCTACACCGTATTGGTGAGCATCGTTGTCGAATTCGTACTCTGAGCCTTCTGCTTTTGCCTTCATCACTACATCCGTTTCTTGCTGACGGATGAATGCTTTTAAGCGGCCATCGGTACGGAAGGTCGCGAACTTATCTGTCCACGAATTCAAGCGCACGTTACCAACCACTCTGGTTACTACGTTGTCTGGCATGATGATTTCAGTCATACCAGTGCCGCGTGGCACGGTTAGTGCCGTTTGCGCAACTGACAGCAAGTTGTATGGCACCATTACCAAAAATTCCCGCGCCGTTTCGTTGATCGGTTCACCCTGATCATCTTTAAGACTGGTCAATTGGGTAATCGATTTCGATACCGCGTGTTGAAATTCTTCTACGCTCGGTGCCGCAGCAGACGCCCCATGCACCGTTGTCGGTAACGCGCTAATGTCGGTGGTGATCTTGTTTGACTGAGCACCGCTTTTGCCTTCTGAGTGGTCGGTATCAAAGAAGTACTGGCCGTCATAACAAAGCTGAGTTTCACCGTTCAGCACCAGCACGGACAACAAACTGGCCCAATGGGTGTTGGTGCGGTCTGCTAGTTCACCAATGCGAACTTTAAGCTGCCCTGTTTTGTCACGACGTAATTCACGAACCAGAATTTCTAAGGTCGATTCAAAGTGCAGGTTCTCAATGTTGAGTTCAGCAGAGTTAAAGCCTTTGGCATGACGACCACCAATCCACTCGCGGAGTGTTGGCACGTTACCTATCCACGGGTAAGTTTCTGACGCTTGGTCTGAATCAAATAAATTAGAAACAGAATCAATCCAGGTGGTGCCGGTGTTCTGTTCTAAAATCTCATAAAACATGCCGATAATGGCACGGCTCGAAAGTACTTCAGCGCCCATGGGGGAGCCTCCTATTTAAAAGTGAATGGATCAACCGATTAAAGTTGTAACCGTTGTTGCGGTTAGGCTGCTGGGATCGCTTGCGCGGAGAATTTAACAATGCCCACGCCAGTACTCACAAAGCGATGTACATGGCCAACAAGGCTGTTACTGCCTGCTGTAAGCGTGAACGTGCCATCTGCACTGGCGTAAACCAGTTTGTGAATGTCGGTAGCGGCTAAGCTGCCAACAGCAAGTTCTGCTTTGCCCGCTTCACGCACTCGTACACGAGTAGCACTTGCGGCGCCGGCTGAATTGTCTGCTTGGCTGTCTGCAAAGCCGGCGAACTGATCACCCGCAACCAAGCCGCGAGCCAAACCAGTACCGACAACAATGCCAACTGCCGCGCCTTCATAAATCTTGGTAGCAGCTGCCACCGGCAGTTCATTAATTTCCCCAATCTCGTAAGAACGGGGGGTGTCTTGAGTCAAAGCCATGGTGTTTCTCCTGTGGCGTTGTGGTTGATTCCAGCGCTATTGCTGGGTTTATTTAGCCAGGCGTTTGACCTGACCCCCTTCTTCAGCCTTACGGTAGGCGTGATAGGTTTCGAACTTACCGAACTCTGAGCGAAGCTCTTTGTCGGCATCCCATGTTGCTTTTGCGCGCTCTTCTAGTGGCGCTTCTGGGTCTTCATCTTTTTTAGCGGCTGGCGTATTAGGTGTTGGCGTGTGTTTTACTGGGTCTGGTGAGTTAGCCCGTAATTTAGCCAATTCATCACCGCGCAGCGCCTTTTCTGCTGCAATGACTTGAGCGGCAGCTTCTGCACCGCTGGTAACGCCGTCGAATTTAAGCTTAGCGATAAGCTCTTCATGACCCGGTAAAGCAGCCGCTTCTACCGCTTGAATACGTTCACGCTCAGCGGTAGCCGCTGCAGCAGTAGCGGTAGCAACTTCAGCTTTTGCCTCTGTTGCGCCTGCGCTTTTTATGCTGGCAACTAAGTCCGCATGATTCGCCGCGAGGTATTCGCTGGTGATCTCGGTGGCCAGCACCGATTTAGGGTTTTGGTTGGTAGACATGGTGGTGACTCCAGTTGGTTTGCCGTTGATTTCGGCGATCAGTTGTTCAAGGGTTGATTCGCGGTCGGCCATACCGGCGGCAATTGCGTCGGCGCCTAAGCGCATGTCGCCCTGACCGAAATCAGACAG